AAACTGTTGTCTTGATTTATTCATAAGGTGTAATATTTAGTATTGAATGTAAAATATACTCAATTTCATCATATTGAGTATTAAAAAAATCTTGTCCTTTGTCGCTGTAAGATTTACCGCCGTTTTCATCTATTAAATAAGCTTTTTTACCTAATGCTTGAAACGTTATTTTATCGGATACCTCACAAACAAATTCAATAAAATTTGAATTGTCTACTTTAATAAATTGCTTTTTGTTCATCTCTTTGAGTTTTAAGTTTATTACTATCTATTGTAAAGCCGCTGTTATCTTTCCTAGCTTTACCTTTGGCTCTAAGTCCTAATATAACGCCCGAATGATTAAGCA